TTGGGTCGCCAGGTACAACCTTACCAGTAATCATAGACACATATGTGCCATCCTTACCTCTAGCAAGTTGAGTAGTCATGTTACCTAGCTCGTTTAACATACGAGATAAGTCAGTCTGGAATCCTTTACCCGCTGCACCATTTACACCATCAGCAACGCCTTCCATTTCGGATGGCACGATCATAGGGTTGGTTGTTGGGTCTCCATGTCCAGAGTTAGCAACTGCTGCTTTACCCATTGCACCCCTAGACTCATCCTCTTCGCCACCAGGACTTGAGGGTGCTGTAATTACTTTAGGGTTTGTATTACCTGAGTTTACCTTTTCACCTGTAAGAGTTTGTGCTTGGACAGGATTATCATCATCCTTTTTTGCTTCCTCAGGACTAGCAGCAAATGTATCACCTTTCTGGTCTTTATCCTTCACAGTATGGAATGCACCCATAACCATAGGCACTTGTCCTTCTTCTCCATCCATGAAGAAACCTACCACCATAGCACCCTCTTGTAGTGCTGCAGCAGTACCTACTTGTTTTACCTGTGGTTTGTCGTTAGGGACGAGACATGTAGCCCATGGCAATGCCTCAGTTGGTAACTTCTTGACGTAATCTTCCTTATCGTTACCACCTGTATGCCATCCATAGATACGCACTTTGACACGACCGAGCACCATCGGGTCTTTGTTAGACTCGACTTCCCCGACCCACCAAGTGAATCCGTCCGATCCAGAATAATCTGTCTTCATAATATTAGTATGGATATAAGTTATTTAGCGAGTTTCTTGAAATGAAATTCTCCATCTTTTTCCTCTTTTCCCCAAACAAAAGCACCTGATCGTAGTCTTCGACCGTTATCGAATGACCAGTAATCGGTGCCATTGAATCTAGCAAGTGCAGTTATGTTTATATCATTGACAACACAAGGACCATTGGTTTCACCCCACCATGTGCCGTCGTCCATCTTTACAAAAACAAATCCACATCCTTTCTTATTTTTCTTAAGATCTAATGTGTCGCATTCAATGATGTCTTCATGAATTCGTTTTATCTTTGCTCTAAAATGTTTATAAGGTTTATTAGGACCTTCATACTCATACCAAGATTTACATTCTAAAATCTTACCCTTCTTTATCTCAGTCCATTCTATGTTGACCCATGGCCACTTCTGTGGATCTGATGTTGCTTGAGCTTTATTAGTATAATGTCCACATAATGCTTCTTCAAAACTAATCATTTTTAAGTGATTTCTTAACCATTTCAGCATATGCCACCTCTGCGGGTGACCAGTCTTCCTTATTCTTTAAGATATGTTTTATTGCCTTTTTAGTTGTCTTTGTACGCATTGTTACAATATTGTTAGTGTTTACTAACAGTATTTATAACTATTGCCAATACTCATCTAAAACATCAAAAACCCTATTGAGATACTCGTTAGCTCCATTACATTCCCACTCACCCTTCTCTCCGATCTCACACTTGTAGTGTAATTCTCTTTTGAGTTGCATAAGTCTGTTGGTCATTGCAACTTTGTCTAACCTACCATTCATTAGTCTCTTTGCCTCCAATCGTCTGGTCTATCATTACGAAACCAATCAGCGATATCTCCTGCATCCGTGAAACCCCTTTTATGTTTACTTGAATCGGGGTCTCCTATATTCAAGTATTTAAGAAAAGACGCTTCGTCTTCATTTCTACTCAACCTTCTTGCTGTTTGTAGCATTCCTCGTGCTGATGTATTTCTTTTGGATAATTTCTCTGCCCATATCATATCTTCGATTCCTACTTCTTGTCCTGCAGCGATGCTTTTGCATATGTCCTCAAGACGGAGACGATACTGGGTTGATAACATAAATCTACGGTTGCTTTTTTTTAAGTTGTTCATAGAGGATTGCTTGCATGAAGGACTTCGGTCCTTCTTCAAGTAACTTATCCTTCCATTTTGATGGGGGGTTTTTTAGTTTGTTTGTTTTTTTACGATGTGCCATTATTTTTTAAATACACCTGCCTTTGCAAGCAAGTATACCGATAGGGTTGTCCAAAAGACAACTTCTAGTCCAATGTTATTCATAATTAGTCATCGTATACTAAACACTCAGGCTCCTCTGGATGCTGATCGCAGAATAACTCAAGTGCATTTGGATCATGGTGATCCCCTGCTTCGATCTCTTCTTTATGATGATCGACGTAATCTTCTAACTCATGCAATTCAACCTCAATATGGCGACGCATTTGTGGGTTAGTAGATGGATCGTCAAGGATGTCTTTATCCTTTGCGATGTGTGATTCGATTGTTTTCATTTTATTATACCTATGATTAATACTATTTATCTTCTCGGATAGAGTCCTTAGTAAGATAAAGAGTGGTTGTCATACCTTCTTTACGATAGATGTGTTTCAAACTGGCAATCAAATACTTACCACTATATACACGATCTTGCTTCACATCTTTAGAATTATCAGTCCTAGATGCGGGAATGCTGACTTTTACTATCTTTCCAACTGCTAAAGTTGTATTGCCAGGCACAACTATTGTCAACTGAATAGCGTTAAGTAATGCATATCTAGCAACAGCATAACTTGATACGCTTAATGTGTCAAACTTTGTCTTCGTACCACCATCTGGATCACTACCTATACTAGACTGATGAGTCCAAGTTGGCATGATTCTAAACTTATATCTTGTAGCAGGTTGTGTTTCTGTATCAAAACCTGTCTGTTGAAATGGTCTACCTCTATCGATAGTAGATGCTTTATCAAAAGTGCTCTCATAAGTGGTAGTAAAGTTATTACGTTTTACTTCTGTAGATTTCTCATTACCTTCACTTGATGATCCTGTAGGCATGTGACTTAAACTAACAGAGGGCACAGATATACCTAACACTGATGTTTTATATAAACCTGATCTTAATTTTTCTAAATGATTAACTTTATCAGGGAAAGATATGGATTCTATCTTAAAATATTCCTTGATAGGATCTGTCTCTACACCTGCCTGCATGTAGGTGTATGTGGGAATATTCAACGGCTCTTGTGAGCATAACTTATCGATAGATTGAAAGTTAAATCCATGTCTATTTTCATAGAATAAGAAACCTGATTGCATTACAGATCTCTTACCACCACCCTCAAGTCTCAATACCTTGTCACCAAGATATGTAATAGCATCATAAGGTCTCCAATTAGGACAACTGAAGCATAATTTACTATGATTCTCAAAGTTTACTGCTTTTACTTTCTCTCCACCTTTCAATATATCTTTAGCAACATACTTAGGAAAATTTACTTTATCTTTATGTTTCTCACAAGGTCCGAATGCACCAAAGATTCTATTTGCCTCATTTAAAAATGCTTCATGAGATGTAAGATGTAAAATATACATCGCTGCTCTCTCATTCTTGATAAAACTACCAAGTTTAAATACACGAAAGATAACTTCTAAAGGATCAGAATCTGAGCTTTCTGTTGTTACTTTTATTTTAACAACCTCTTTACCACGAATCTGTTTGTATAGATCAATAGAGTCAACTATTGTCATGTCACATCTTAGAAATGGACTATCGATAGACTCCATGTATTCCATAGACGCAACAAGATCACGGATATCGTATACCTCGTCTCCCTTATATCTTGCTTTAGGTGACAAAGCCTCCTGCCACTCCATCTTACCAGTTTCACCAAAGGCAATGGATGCTTCATTCAGCTCTACAATTTTTGATCTTCTATTTGCCATTATTTAAGATTGTGTGTGCAGTGCATATCAGGTTTTGTGCTTCTAAATTGATCAAACTTAGAAACAAAGAATGGATCTGCTTCATTCCACTGGAAGAAGTTAGGTGTAATAATAGGAATGTCTTCTGGTTGTCCTCCACCTCCATCTACTTGAGCATTTGCCATTGTTGATACTGCAGTATTTTGTTGCTCTATAGCAGATGCCATGGCTGCGTTGCTTTCAGTTACCATCTTTTGCAACTCAGCATTCTCTTGTATTCTATATTCATTTATTTTATCACCAACGAAATCTTTGATATCTTTAGCTTTCTCAACCACAGGATTCAAGAGTTTCTCTAGATCAGCGGGATCATTTCCCTTTTTAAAACGTGATATCTTTCTTGTATTTTCTCTATTCTTAAATGCATATTCACCTCTCTCATTGTCCTGTTGATCGCCACTAAAGTTACCACCCTCTCTACCTCTATCCTTGGCACCTGATCCTCTTAAATTTTTCTTTGTGCCATCCGCTTTAGTTATAGTTGCTTTTGAGTTAGTCTCATTCCATCCCATCTTCATGTTAACATAATCAGCGATAGGCATCTGTGCTTCCTGATAGTTACCATCTGTATAGAATGTATTTTTCATTCTCCTCTTTCCTTTCTTCAATCCTAAGAAACCTGTCCTATAGTATTCCCAAGGTCCATAAATTGTAACACCTCTAAAATCACCCGCAGCAACATCGTCTACAGTCCCACCTGCTGCGATTAACTCTTGATATGAATTATATTCACCACCTGCAGCGAAAGGTAAAGCATAACCTTTATTCGCTGCTTCTTTCATTCTTTGACCAGTTAGACCTGCATTTGATTTTGTCTTAGGTGTATTAAATGGGACGATAAATGCTGATCCACCAGTTGCTTTCTTAGGATATCCAACCCACTCTAAACCGTGACCAATGAATGAAGTAGATTTACCACCATCTAAACTTACAGGATAACCAGACTGAGGACCATTGATCCATCCACCTAATTTACCACCACCTGCAAACCAGTTATTAGGGTTTAACCATCCACCACCGCCGTCTCCTTCCTTTAGGAGTCCGACCATCTTCTTCATATATCCTAAAACATTACCTAGTGCACCATTAACATCACTATCCTGAGATGCTTCTCCTAAATCTGCAGCTTCTCCACCTTTTGCCATTTCTGGGACAACTACAATACCACCCTCTGCCTTTGGCTCAACACCATAATTAGAAAGTTTCTCAGCTCGACTCATGTTGTAGAAAGCAACATATTCATCTGTAGAAACTTCTTTATCGTTGATATATGCCTTACCAGTATCCATGTCGAATCGACCCGATACAGTTTTCTTAGTAGTAGTTTTTACTTCTTTGGCTTGTTTCTTAGCTACTTCCTTTTTCGGTTGCTTATCTTTATCTGATCCACCTGCAAAGAAACCTAATACAAAAGTCAATGCTTTCATCAATCCAATCAAAGGTGCAAATGCTACTGTGCCAAAGAATGCACCAACTTTCTTGATAGTCGGCATTGCTGGCTCAATAAAATCTAAGACCGCACTAAATGCACCACCAAGTGCCTTAAAGAAATCTCCTGCTGCCTCTTGTATAGGTGTAAAGACTGCTGAGAATATTTCACCAACTTGTGCGAAGAATTGCTTGAATGGTGCAATAATAGGCTCCATTGCTTTAGCAATACCTCCACCTGCTGCTCCACCAACAAATGCACCTGCTGCTTGACCTAACATTGCTCCGCCAGGTATTCCAGTTGCTGCTCCAATAGCACCACCTATCTGTGATCCTGCTCCTGCTCCAATACCAGTACCTATTGCCTCTGCCTGATCCATGCCTGCTAGACGAGCCGTTGCATACGCTGCACCACCAAAGGCACTACCACGCAACAGATTACCACCTAGAGTTGTGCCTGCAAATTTCTTAAGTCTACCACCTATTTTACCCGCTTTCATTAGGTTTTTCACCATGCCAAATAGCATGCCTACTACTGCCTTAATACCTTTGAGTGCTGCTAGTGGATTTGAGAGTATAGCAAACCCTGCAAACAAAGGTGCTAATGATAAAGCAAATTGCATCACCCCAAAGAATCCTTTTAAACTTAATGGATTCTCTAAGAATTTCATAAGACCATTTGCTGCAGATCCCCCAAGGAAACTAATTACACCAAACGCCCACTTACCTATCTCATATAAACCTTTTGCCAGTCGTTTGACTTTTTCTGGATTCTTCATCAAGAAGTCAAATATTGCAAACTTAACTATACCTGAGAATAACCACTCAGCAATCTTAGCGAATGTCTGAAAGAATCCTCCAAACATTGCTTTAGTTACTGCACCAAGTCTCTCAATGAATCTATTAGATTCTTTCTTTACATCTGCAGCTTCGTCTCTCTTTTCTCTTTGCTCTACTTTCTTCTTTGTTATTACCTCTCTATTTCTTTCACGTTTCTCTTCTTCATCTTTCCTCTTTCTATATCTCTCAGTTATACCTCTTTCTGATATCTGAAAATCAACTATCTCTTTCATAGTGCCTGCCATCTTATTAGCAACTATTGAAAGAGAGTTTACAGTAGCACCAAGACTATTGACAGCACTTAGATTTACCTTCAATCCCTCATTCATATCCTTGGTTTCTTTACTCGCACTCTTATCCACTCCCTTGAAAGATACCATCTTATAAAGGGCAGGTTTCTTAATAGTGGTCTTAGGTTTATCCATTACTTATGAATAGCTGGATGTAAAGGAGTAAAGATTTGTACAGGATTTTGTCCACCACCTTGTCCTCCACTATTTATTGGGACTGGGACAGAGACTGGGACTATGTTACCTGCCATGGCAGCACCACTTTCTAAATCTTTTTGTTGTTGTGCACTTGTTTTTATTTTATCACTATAATCTGTGCTAGTACCTGCTGTTGGAGGAGGTGTAAGATGAGGTTGAATCAGATCAATACCCTCTTGAAGCACATTCTTTGCCATTGATGCTAAGGTATTAAGTAAATTTCCTTTCTTTGCTTGTGGTTTCGTCTCCTCTTTCGTCTCTACCTCTGAATCTGACTCCTCTTTTGACCCTTTCGCTGCAGGATCAGGGATAGATGTTGGTTTAGCACTAGATTCTGGTAACTCAATTTGATCTGCAAATGCTTTCTTTAATGCTTCATAGAATTTAGTGCTCTTTGTGCCAAATCCGTCTTCAGATACCTCACCTGACTGTAACCATTTCAATGCAGCATTCCACCCTGTGTTGTGTGCATAACCCAAGATTGCCATCTGATCTAACTTAGGTCTCTCCATAAACTCTTTGTATGGAGATAAGTATGACATATTTGCAGCAGTATATCCTGCAAGTAGATTCTCCTGCAATTCCTTATTCCTTCTGAATATTATTCTCATTGGAAGACTATGACCAGGATCTTGGATACCAAACATCCTTGCACCATCAGTCTTTGCCATGGCACCCATTTGATATCTACCATCATATTTTCCTTCACTACCACCTATTGCAAGATAGTTATCACTAGATTCAATGCCAGCTAGTGTATTTCTATAGGTATCCCATACACTTGAATCTACACCTAACTTTGATTTTACAAAGTCATATGGGACTTTTACATCACCACCTAAATCTTTCTCTTCTGTTGGCACATCATTTCTTTCTAGTTTTGCTACTGCTTTTTTAAGGACAGCTATCATACCTGTTGCAAAGAAAACTAATGACTTTCTAAGAGCAAATCTAAATATTCCACCTGCAGCAAATTCTTCTGGTTCTGCTACGTTTGGTTTCTGTATTATAACCTTTGGTTTTATCAACTGTTTGTTATCTACATTTCCTGTGATAACCTCAGCATTGAAGAATTTTCCAAAATATTTTCCACCCTTATCAAACTGCTCAAGATCTGGTTTTTTCTCTGATCCTTTTGCATTTGCTACCTGATTTATATCTACGTTTCTGCCAGGATCCTTACGTCTTATAACATCCCATGCAAATCCTATGGGATTTAAGGTAAATGCGACAATATTCTTAATTAAATTAAAGGTAAATGACAATACTTTAAAGATTGTCTTCATAGCACCACCCAATACTAGACCCACAAACTTCATGATAGGAGTAATTGCCTTCATGATAGTGCTAACAATATTACCCAATGCCTTGAAGAATGTGCCAAGTAACTCCTTCATTGGCTCAATCACTGGCATAAGTGGTGCTAGGAATACATCCTTAAACATGCCAAATGCTCGTGCCATAGGCTCAAAGATAGGTTGGACAATAGGTCCTATCTTACTACCAATAAATCCACCTAAAAAGTCACCAATAGCAGCACCTATCATAGGTCCGAAAGGTCCTAGGAATGGTAACAATGCACCACCTGCTGCTGCTCCTGCTACACCACCGATTGCTTTACCTACACCTGCTCCTACTGCTGTACCTGCTGCCTCTCCTTCTTGATCTCCTGCCAATGCTCTTGATAAACCACCAACTACAGATGTGGCACCTGCCAACATAGTAGCACCGCCACCAGGTATCCTTCCTTTTATTCCTTTGAATGCATTACTCATACGTCTGGTAGCACCCATTCTCATGCCACCAATCTTTGTGGTTGGTCTGACTCTATTCTCAAATGATTTTATACCGCCAGGTTTCTTCCTAGCAGCTTTACGCATTGTGTTATATTCTTGCTTTGTATAGTAACGACCAGTCTTCTTATCATAATATCCACTCTTTACCCTTTGAGTTGCCTGATTTGCACCCTCCTCAGCTGTCTTAGCGTTTGAAAAAATATCTTGTAGTTTCTTAACATCACCAAATAGTTTCCATGGCATAAGAATGTATTGTGCACCTTTGAGAGCTGCAAGACCAACTAAGAATTGCAAACCACCTGTAAAGAATCTGAATACTCTCTGTATCTTATTTTCACCAGGTACTCCAGTCCCAAACATTCTGACCATGCCATTGAAGACCTGACCTATACCGAAACTAGTGATTTTAAATACAAACTTTACTAGTGATGCGACTATCTTAAATACTGTTTTTATTGCCTCTCCATTCTTTTGCATCCATGTAAGACCACCAAACAATGCAAACGCACCAAATAACGTGCCGAAGAAACCACCAATCCTTGCAAGCATTTTCTTGAAAGGTGATAGTATTTCCTTTGCTTCTTTCTTTTGTGCTTCTTGCTTTTCTTTAGCAAGTTGTTTTGCTAGTTTTGCAGAATCCTCACGTCTCTTACGAAACGCAGCTCTTCTTTCTTGTACCTTTAAACGAGATGCAAGAAGTTTCTTTTCTCTATCTTTTGCTTGCTCATATACCCTATCTTTCTGCGACGTCTCTTGTATAAAAGTTTTCTGAAATTCGAGTAGTGTTAATGATGACTCAAATGATTTACCTATACTAGTAGTTGATCTACCAAGTCTGTTCAGGCTCAATCGAAGACCATTCATGTTGCGACCTACATCGGTCGAGGTCTTAAACGCTTTGACTCTTACAAATGAGCGAATTGCTGACATTAGAGATTAACTCGATTCCTGTTATTCTCTGCTGCACGGCGTCTTTCCTCTTCTTGGAGGAAGGCGAGTAACAAATTAACATAAACATCACGCTCCCATGGGATCATATTCTCTAACTCGGTCAAAGAATATTTGTGATGTTGCATCAACGCAAAATTAGTCTTGTATAAGTTTTCAAGACTGTCATGCAACAGGGCTATGCGAAAAAAGCTGCTAAACCCTCAAATGTTATATCATTATCTTTTTTGGTTTTAGGGTTTCGCACAGTCATAGTATATGAAAGTTTTGGAATAGTCTCAAAGAATGTCTGGATCTTAGCGAATTGGTCTGAATTTAGACTTTCTAGAAAATCCACTGCTTCTTTCTTGGTGAAACTATCATAAACTTCATCACCATCGAAAGCTTGAGCAATACATCCTGCTGCTAATTGAAAAACATCATCAATGGTTTGCTCTCCTTCTGTCATATTTTGTTGGACGAAAATGTCAAGTGAAGGATACTTCATAAGGACTCCAACATCATCAGTAAACATGATCTTAGGGTCATGATCCTCAGGCACTTGAAGCTCCACTTTGTCTAGTGGGACTTTAACATCTACTTGTGTGACTTCATCGTCAGGGCAGGTTACCTTAAATTCGCTGACCTCACCGACCGCTTTCGAGCGGATCTTGAGGAAAACGTATTCAATTTCAAATGTCGCAAGTTTCTCAACGTCTTTATCAGAGAGTGAAGTGCAGTTTTTGATAATTGTTTTGACCGCCTTAACCATCTCCTTCTCATTCTTCGATTCCATCGCAAGGTATAGGAGTTTCTCCTCCTTGACGAGGAATGGTCGGTAAGATAATTTCTTACCTGTAAGAGGGATTTTAAGGTCATGCTCAGGTAACGCAAGTTTAGGTAATGGCATAATATACTCAATCTAATTATATTTAGAGACCAATTCCGACAAAATTGTCAAGACTGGAATCTATACTAAGTGATGATAGCACATCGTCGTTGTCAACTGGAATAGTGACATCTTTGAGTGCACCTTTAAACATCTTAGCATTATTCGGTGTATCCATACGGTATCTTTCATAGTAGAAAGAAATATCTAATTTGATTAGATCTGTAGGTCCATTATTTAGCGTGATTGCAGACATGTCAAATGGGAATGCCCCATACAGTGTCCAACATGCAGATACACCATTAAATCTACGCAATAATGTCCTCTCGTCTCCTAATACTTTTCTAGTCTGAGATCCAACGTAGTTAGACGCTAATTCCCATTTGATTAGACGCATTGTAGTTGTATATTGATCATACATACCTACTCTATTCTCAGAGTCAGATGCAGTAAAATTCATCCACCTCTCAAAATACTCTCTATGATACATGTCCTTAGGTAGCAAGAATGATACTTGCACTTCACTAAAGGTTGTATCTGTAGCAAACCGTCTCATAGCACCTACGTCCCTTACTGTGCCAACAGTTATTCGTCTACCAGGTATAGACACTGTATCAGCAAAGTAATTCATCATATCAGCATGCTCACGATATCTTGTCATTATCTTATTCTGCTGCTCAACTTCATCTTCAAACTGTAGTCCATTTGCCTCTTTCGCATGAAAAAGACCACCAATGCTTGTCATCACTGGCGGGGGTTGCACTACTACTTGAAAAAGATTAGACCTTGCAGGCTCCTTGTTACCTGTATTGATCTGCTCTCTAAAGTTATTAAATGAATTGGGTTCGTAGTAACTCATACCTTACTCCATATAAAGCTGCTTGGGACTTCAACTTTGACTCCTGCTCGTGTAAACAGAAACTGCTCTAATGGCAGTGGCACATAATCTGTAAAGGATTCCTTAGGTACTAAGTATATATTCGATGCTGCCGACATAAAGTATTTATGGTAGCAGCGGGCAGGATACGTTTGTGCACCTCCCGCCCATGCTTTTCCTATTCCTTGTCTAGCGGATGGACGTAAATAGTGTATATTACCACCACTAAACTGTCCAAACATCATATCTACGTCAGTAACTAGTGTCAAAGGGTGCATATCATACCAATCTACGTCTGTTTGTGCTACATAGTCATAGAATAGTATATCACCTTCAGATGGTGGACGTCCTAAAGGCTCCAAACCACTTCTAACCTGTGATCGATACCAATCCTTTGATTTGGACGATCCTCTTGCCGAGTCTTTGACATCCTTAAATAAACTCATACTTTTAGGTGTTTTTCGGTTAATATCATAAATTCCATATTTCTGTCTTTACAGTATTCAATCGCAGCTTTCCATTTTGCTTGATTGACACCAAAAGTCCTTACCTCAGTAATATAATTCTTTGTTTGCCTTTTTGGTCGTTTTGGTGCCTGACACTGTTTTTCTGGTTTGACTTCGACGATATATTTCTTAATACGCTCGTCTCTAGTCTTCGCTTTTACATAAAAATCAGGGAAATATCGGTGCACACGACGATCAACAGGTGAAATATAGGGTATAACAATCTCTTCACTACCCCACTGTAGGACATTTTCATTCTTATCACACCACACCATAAACTTTCTTTCCCACAAACTCCTATAAATAATATTTGTAGGATCACCTTTATATTTTTTCGGATGTGATGGTCTGTACCTACCCGAGTAACTCATGTCAAATAGACTACTAGTATTTCCAAGATCAAAACCTTACGGTGCAAGTCGCTCTGAGAGTAGAGGCGATGTGTCTCATCATGACGCATACCCTACTGAGGTTGTCGATTACCTAAAATTGGATATATTCGACAGTCAGAGTGGTAACCCCTATAATAATATAGGAGGAGAAACAACTGCGACAGTAGGATCCTCAATTTATTTATACCTTCCACCCAAACTTTCTGAGCAAATTAGTGCTAACTACACTAATCACAAGATGGGTCAGACAGGTAATGCTGCATTAGGCATTGCTGCTGAAGGAATTGGTGATGGATTTGAAGACAAAGTAAAAGCTGGTGCGTCTGCTGCAAAATCACAACTGGGATTTAAAATGGGATCCCAAGCGATAAATGCAATAGTTGGTGCAACAGGAGCACAGTCAAGTCTATCTGCTAACAGTCTTTCTGCTATAACTCAAAAAAGAGTCTTTAACCCCTACGAAGAGACTACTTTTGAGGGTATGAATTACAGGAAACATAATTTTAACTTTAAATTGGTGCCAAAGAGTGCGTCAGACGTAGAAATGATATCTACCATCATAAAAACACTTCGTGTTGCTATGTTGCCTGGCTCAAGTAAAAAAATGTGGTTAACTATACCTGATTACTTTAAAATTAGTATAATCAGATATACCGATGATGGCACAACTGAAAAAATACGCACACCTGACAGACATGGTGGTGTATTGCAAGATTTATACAAATTCCCAACAAAACTCGTGTTAACAGACATGGGTATTGATTATTCACCTGACGGCAACTATGCCTCTCTTAAATCATTCTTTGGACAATCAAATAACTATAGTGACTATGATTTTGGTCCTGTGAGCTATAACTTATCACTTACATTCAGTGAAACTGCACTTCTGGTGAAAAACTTCTACGATCCAGACTATCAATATAGTGAAAATGGTGAATTTAACTGGGATGATTTCAGTGGTGGTGATGAAGAAACTTCAACAGAGAGCTAATGTCTACTTATTTCTCATATCTACCTAATATTAACATAAGACAGACAGGTTATCGTCAAGATAGCGGGTCTCCATTTGTTAATGCAAAGAATATTTTCAGAAGAGTAAAAATTAGAGATGAGTTAGATGACATTATCTTAGGTTTTGAGAAGTATTACATTCAAAACGCTGAAAGACCAGATCAACTCGCTCAAAAGTTTTATGGCGATACCAAATATGATTGGGTTATTTTGCTATGCAACGAAATAACCAATTTATACCATGACTGGCCAATGAGTGAATATGAGTTGACTAATTATGTGATGAGAAAATACAATATGACGAATCCTAGTGATATTGGTATGACTAGGCACTGGGTAACACAAGAAGTCAAGAGAAATGGAAGAGTCCATTTAGAGGAAGGACTTGAAGTGCCCGAAAACTTTGAATATTCATTTCCTGACGGTGTAACAGTAGAAAAGGAAAATCTTGTAAGACCTGTTTCTTACTATCAACACGAAACTAAGGAAAATGAGCGAAAACGTCAAATATACATTTTACGCACAGAATACCTAGATGACTTTGTAGAGGAATTCTTCAGTTTAGTCTCATATCTTCCAAATGACGAATTAGAGGTAGATGTCTTTGGTAAGGATACTAAGAAGACTTATCGCACAGTCACAGAAATCTTCAAACCAACGAAAAAGCAATATACGACCGAAATCGGAAAAACACCAAGTATCACATTCTTGGCACAACAGCAACTTACGTCCAGAGTCTATAATCCTAGCACTGGCACATCTACCATTAGTGGTCAAAATGGTGTTGCTGCAACATTATCACCTTATGATTCAAGTGGATCCTTCTCAAGCACAAGTGGCAACACAGACAGCACAGGCACAGAGTCCTCATCAAGCAGTTCTAGTAGCTCAAGTAGTAGCAGCAGTAACACATCTAGTAGTAGCAGCTCTTCTTCTTCGTCTAGCAGTGGTAGCTCTAGTAGCGGTAGTAGTGGAAGTAGCGGATCTGGTTATGGAGGGGGTTACTAGGTATTTTTACTTATCGCGACCCTACAGACAAAAAAATACCCCGAATTTTTTTTCGGGGTCTCGGTGAACGAGAAGTCAATTTCGGTTTAGGTAACCATGCTCTTGTAGAAAGTGCAGTGCTTCCTTTAATGATCCAAGGTGCACACCTTCCAATGTTATCTGTGGATAGGATGCATCACCACCGAATTCCATTTGGAATTGCTGCTTAGTAAAGTCATCGTCTAATTTATATTCTTTATGCTTACCACCAAGTGCGGCTACTAGTTGGCATGCTCTTTCAGACTCCTGTCCTCCATCCGAGTAGATGGTGACAGGTTTTTCTTTTAGTGGAGGATACTCTGAGATAAGTTTCTGTCCACTATCTACAAACTCTTGACTCTTGTCTACTTTAACTACCATGGGGTTTGTGATCCTTGAATTTGTCGTGGTTACCGTCGCCTGGCATTTTACCGTAGGCAACGTATTGAATTGCTTGCATTGATCCCTCTAGTCTTTTGAGATCAGTTTCATTTTTAACATACTCTTCATACCATCCTTTTATTTCATCTTGTCTGGATTGAAGTTGCATTGTACGCTTAGTGAAGCGTTGAATTAGTTGCTCGTATGATTCTACAGTTTTCATTCACCTAATGTATGGATGACAGGTTTTTCTGTCTTTAATATATTATATAGTTGCATATTCTCTGCACAAGATACAGGATAGAATTCTGCACTAGCATCAAACCCATCGTATCTCTTTGCCTGATTGATTACAATGCTACCTTTCTCTCCCGACTGTGACCTATGGAATGTGCCACGAGGTATGATTAATGCACCACTATGCACATTGAGATGCACTATATGATATGGAAATCTCCAATCATAATTAACTAACTCAAAGATTCTAGTGCCAGAGATCACTCTGTTGTAATCATCTTGGAAAGAATGTATGTAGAATTGTTTGCCTCCTACACAATCTGGTGGAGGTGACTGAGCAGGACCTTCATGCACTACTAAGTCAGAAGCATTAGATTCTTCTACTGATATATCATAAAAAATAACACCGTCTGTTTCTCTAAACACTCGGTGTCTTTTAAAATGTATGTCACTCATGTGACCTCCATTGTTTTCTCATTTCTTTATATGTAGCATTGTTTGCTACAATATCTCTAACCTTTTTAAATATCTTTGCTGACTCTGCATACTTACTAGTAGCATGGTCTTCTTCTTGTGGACGTATGTTTCCGTCGTCGTCATACTTTTTACCAGAGTTGTGGTTTGCATAACGTCTTGCTCTTGTGAAACCCATCTCCAAAAACTTACGACACATATCCATACCAATGAAGTCCTCTTCATCTTTGTAGTCTAGATACATTCCAAAGATATGGTTGGCAGATTCTACTGCAATCTCTGGTGTCTTAAATCTCCAATGAGCACAGATATCGTTAGTATAAGGGCGAACCAGTAAAACTCCTTGCTCTCCCCTTCCAATACGATAAAGTTGGCGAGTTTCCGTGTCTGTAAAGTCAAGAGTCTTATAAGGGAGGTCATAATTAAACTCCTTCATCTTCTTGCTTTTCTTTCTTTTTTTGCTCATCAATAGCATCATCTAATCGATCAAACATATCATCTATGTTGATAAGATTCTCAATTTGTGAGACCATGGCACCTATCTCTCTAATGAGGTAGGGTCTCTCTGATCTTGCAGCAAATGCGAGTGCTTCCCGAAGATTATCTTCAGCACTCTTCAGACTCTCTTCAACTTGTTTAGATAATGCCATTAATCTTTTTTGTGTGCTTGTCTATGTCCTTCTACTATAGCATCAACTATAATTTTTTTCAACTCTCTTGATTTCTTTCTACCAAGTCCTGCTCTGGTGTCAATCTTTACTTTGACCCAATAGAGTCCAATAAGAAATAGGGTAAATGGAATTGCATCTGCCCATGAGATTTCATTCCATGCCTCTACGACATTTAATACTCCAAACATAATTAACCTCAATCAATTTGACATCCTGTAATTGCACCCGAAACAATACCGAGTGGTATTGACCACACCATTGCATCAGGATCGGATATTCCTGCTGCTACACCACCACCTAGGATACCACCTAGGAATGCAGCATCTTCGTTGCACTCATCTGGTGCATTGTCGTCTCTATATGTAGGAGGAGCAGAATACCTGCTCCATCCACAAGGCACTTCAACTGTAGTGCGATAAACATCAACGTAACCAGGACTATCTGCTGTGCCAGGTCTATAAACCTCTTTATACTTCTTCTCATAACATTTACGAGAAGACCTCCACCCACCAGACCATCCTCTATATTCATAGTTGTCGTCTGTATATTCACGCTGACCAGTAGTAGGATTAATATATCCATTATGATGAGCGAATGCAGGGGTGGCAGCAAATAGTGCGACTGCAGTTACGATTGATTTCATTAGTCCTCTTCAGCGAGTTTTGCAAAGTAGGATAGATCTACATCATCATCCTTCTGTAATGATTCTACCTTATTTCCAAACCCTGTGCGTAAATCAGGGACACTTTGTGAAGTGTCTTCCTCTTCAAATGTTTCTGGGTCTGGTCTCTTAGGTGTTACCTTCAAGACTGAGTTGAGACGTGTCTCTAACTCTTCGTAGGTTTTAAACTGTGCTTGTGATGTAAAGTCTTTAAGACTATAACATTGTTTCCAAGTTGCTTCCAACTCAGCGTCAGTTTTACCTGCTAGGGTAGATGGGTTTGCAAAACCACTCTTATCATAATTCCAAAATCCTGCAACCTTACAGATCTTTAATCTAAAGTCTGCACCATTCCATAGATCGAATGGATTGATTGCCTGCTCATCCTCAAACTCTGGTTGAGCAGCAGCAACGATCTTGTCATGAATCTTTTTACCATACTTATAAAGGAAAACTTTTCCTTCATTCTCTGGATTCATTTCATCTTTAACGACATAGATGTTACTGTAGTAGGAGAGTTTTCTCTTCTGCTTCCTCGCAATTTCTTTGTCTGAATCCTTGCCACTATTCCACAACTCTCTGTTGAGGTCAGACACAGGATCTTTCTGTCCTAAAGTCGTTAGACTATTTTCGATATACCATCCACCAGGACCTTGGAAGGCATGACTCCATACTTGTGCCCATGGTAACTCTTCACCTTCTGGCTCTGGTAGGAATCTAATAACAGCATACCCATTACCGCTCTTATCTAGAGACGGTTTCCATAAACGCTCATCAACTTGAGCACTGCCTGCAGGTTTCTGTAGTTTTTCAATCTCCTTTGTAAGTTTAGCAAAGGAAGATCCTGAGGCTTTCTTGAGTGATGCAAATGACATCTTGTATTTCTCCGTATTTGTATTTGGCATTAGTGCCACCATTTATGGTGACATACTATTTATAATTTGTCAAGGGATTGTGTCTTATTTTTAATGATAATATCAGTGCCATTGTGTGTGAATACTAACTCATCATCTGGATCCCAAAGCAACTCTTCCATGACGTCATTCAGACGCTTCATGTCTTCCCAAAGTTGCTCGTTATTCGGCATCATTCATCTCCTTTTTCCATCCTAAAAGTTTGTCTTCCATAACTTGTAGGACTGACATGAGATCCATACCACCTGTTGTTTTGAATGAGAGTGTGTCAACTCTATCTTTAATATATTCTACTGCATCATCACTATCATCTTCATGTGATGCGAGTGCTAGTCGTGCATAAAATACTTTTTGTTTAGCAATCAACTCTAGTGTCTTGTCAATATGCTCTACTCTTTTCTTTATATCATACTCTGCAAATCCTGCAGACATCTTGAGTAACTCTGTGTATGTAGTCTGTATATCTTCTAGTGATTCTCTGACTACATCACTCTTAAAAAAATCTTTTGATTCTTCTGTCATAATGGTAAGACTCCTCTACTAGTCCTTTTAACATAATTTAATTGTTGTGCGTCCCACTTAATCTTATCCTTTAATGGACGTGAGATTAATTTGTTAACGACTTCAATCTCTATTCCATACTCTTCACAGACTGTGGTTACTGCTTCAATATAATTTAGTAGACCTTCACTTTCTTTGACAAGGTTTTCTACCAGAGAGGTAAATTTTCCTTGGGTCATAAATTCCTTTTCTATATCGTTCATGAAACCTCCACCCTTAATCGAGAGACTCCACCCGATTCAATCAGTCCCGAGGGGAATGCGTTTGCTGCGATTGTCATGCGAGGTTTGTTTGTTGTGTTAGGTTGTGCATAGTGTCTGATATGAGGAGGGAAACAAATATATTTTCCTGGCTCAGTCTCTTCTTCATGCGTAATATGATACTTTGTATCAGTATAATCTCCGAAAGGGGAGATGTTACTATTACTATACCATGGATTTGGTAAAAGCCAAACTGTTTTATCTTTATTGTGTCCAGATGCATAATAATTACTGCTCAAGAAACAATTAGGATGTGTGTGATCAAAGAAATGATCGCCAGGATCATTCTTATTTGCCCATGATGAGCACAACTTTAGTGCTGTAGCATGGGGTGCTAGATCTTTTCTTACTTCTTCGAGGCACTCATTGATCCATGCAAATAGATCAGCAAATACTGGCTCCTCATGTATGTTACGACCTGTGCCACGCTCATTGATACCTGCCCAGATCCAGTTGAAATCATTACGTCTCCACTGTTGTTTTTCTAATTCATATGCAACCTTCTCTACATCACCAGGATAATAGAAACGGTAGAATGGTATGCCTAGAAAACTATCCTTCACGAGACTCAATAAACATTCTATACTCTTCAATATACTGAAGAAGTTTATTAATATACTTTTCTTTATCGTATCGTTGCTCTACTTGCATTTCACCAGACTCTGATACAGATATGGTTACAAGTTTATCTACTTCGATACCTGTGTGCTCATAATACATGTATGCATAAGCACTACACTGCACAAAATAATTCTCCAACCACTCAGGTTTCTTTAATTCCTTTGTAGTTTTAAAATCTATTACAGCAAGCTCGTTATCAAAGTGAGCAAGGCAATCAACACGGCCAGCAAGGTATAACTTGCTAGAATAAAGAGGGGCTTCAATAAGATGGATATCAGTGATACGATCAAGATCCTTACGAGCAGACCTAAAAAGGTAGTTGGTAAGACCTTCGCTTTTCTGAGTTTTCTCAACATCTTCATTCCTCAAATACTTTTCAACGTGATTGTGATACTTAGTGCCTCTCCATGAAGACTTCATACGAATCTTTTCTGCCTCATGGAAACCGACACGTTTCTGCCACTCCAAAATACCTGCCTTGGATTGGTGACCTATGACTGTTGTCACAGATGGCACCCACACCTTGTCAAGTTTATAGAATCTACCCTGCTCTAGAGTGCGTGATTCTAACT